ACCACCAAGTATTTTAAAACCTTCACCTGCATTAATGTCACGCATGGTTGAATCGTCTGCACCTACATTCAATGTAAAGTTATTTGGAATATCTGCAAGTGTAACATACCCTGCATTGTTTGTCCACTGAGTAATGTTACCTGATTTGTTTACTAGTGTGTCTGATGAACTTGCAGTAATAAATCCTGTGTCGTTTGTAAGGTCTGAAACGTTAGCAGGTCCTGTAATAGTAAGTGCACCAGTACCTGTGTTAACACTTGTTGAAATACTGTTAGCACCTAAAATTTGTATTGTTGAATCTGTTGATACTTGATAACTTGCAGAAGCATCATCTGCAATGTTCCATTTGTATGTTCCTGCTAGACTTGGTGTATTAGTTAAGTCTGCATAGTCACCTGACGTTGCTACTGTTGCGAATGCAGTATTAACAGCACCTGTAACTAGTCCTTTAGCATTTACCGTTACAGTATTAAATGTTCCAACGTTGGAGTTTACTGTGTCAAGAGTAAGTGTAACTGTACTTGCGTTTGCGGCAATGGCTCCACCAGTGTTACCACTCATGTCTCCGTCAAATGTAATGTTTGGTCTGCCTGTTAAATCTCCGTATCCACCACTAGTTGCTACTGCGGCAAATCCTGCTTCTGTAATTGTTTGATTGATCCAAGCACCGGTACCTGTATCATATTGTAATAATTCATTGTCAGCAATACTTGTTATATTAACATCAGCAAGTGTGCCTAAATTGTCTCCACTAACGTCAGTAATAAAAGCCGATGTTGCATTGTTGTATTGTGATAGGTCAGTGTTAGCACTTATAGTAATATCACCTTCAGCATTTGAAGCAGTACTAATTACTCCACTGTCACCTAGTATACCTAAGTTCTCACCACCTTGTACAATTCTAACTGTACTATCATCTGCACGTAATTCAACTCTACCAATAGCACTAGCAACAATATCTTCTGCACTTTGTAGACTTAATGTAACAGCATCTGAGTTTGAATCAACAGTAAAATTAACACCTGGGCCTCCAATTACCGTAAGTGTGTCATTGTCTGCGTCTGCAACTACTTGCCCTACGCTAGACCCGGCTTTTTGAAAGGCCATTATACGGAATGAATCGATTACTTTTACTGACATATTTTATGGTTCTCCTTACTGTATTTACCGTTGATAAAAGAATAGGAGCATTGTTTCCAACACTCCTATCTTTTAAATATACTTGTTTTAAATGTAATGTCGCCTACGGCGTGGATAGAGTCCGTTCTATACTGTGTTCTTTTTGTTATAGTTAAAGGTGCTTTTGTATATACACTATTTATATTGCTCTATATAGTACGCAACTTTTCTGTTGCCAGGTAAGTTGCCAACCCCTACGTGCCTAAACTAGGCCGCTAATGCCATTTCTGGCGCATAATTGTCATTTGCAATTATAAGTTTTCTTCGCGATAACCGTGCTTAGATCCGGATAACTCCACTAACTCTATTAACTACCAGTCGATCCTATTTCGACCCCATCATAAGCACACTCAGTAAATGTGTTTATGGTGGAGTCGCCCGGTACCGCCCCGGGGTCCTGAATAGCGTTTAAATTGCTTCAACGTTACATAATATAGTTATACTATCTTTTAACCAAAATGTCAACCATTTTCTTCAGAATCTATTAGTGTGCATCTATTACGTAATAACTAATGCTCAAGAAAATACTCAATATTAACAATGGAGAGTTATGACAGATGATAGATCAGTTGATAAAACATTTGAAAATGAACAAAGTACAGTAACTATACCTCTTAAAGAATATGACAAGTTAAGAGAAAAACAAAAATATATTACAGATAAAGATATGATATCTGTAGTAGATAAAATTGAAGAACTAGTTAGAGCCTTACGAAAACATATTGTAAGAACGGAGATAGAATAATGGCCAAAATGAGAACATATACTTTCTACGACGGAGACAATGTAGAAACTAAAGAAGAAATGAGTTATAGGAAAGCAGTACGCTCTTTCCAAGGTAGCACAAAAAGTAAATCAGTTAGAGTAGAATGGACAGCCAAAAAAGGCGGAACATACGAAATGATACAATCATTACCATTAGGTAGAAAAATAAGACAGGCGGCAATACTAGAAAAGAAAAGAGCGGCCTTAAAAGCAAAGTTAGGAAAGTAATATGAAAATACATAAATCTTTTGAAGGACATGTTTCACAACCTAAGAAAACAAGTCAAGCAGGTACCAAAGCACGTTGCAAGTTTTCATCAATGAACAAATCTAAAAAACGTAGTCACAAGTTTTATAGAGGACAAGGAAAATAATGGCTGGAATAAAAGCACGTGGAGTTATTACTAACCACTTAAAAAGATATCACAAAGAAAGAGAAATTATACCTTGCAAATATATTGCTGATGGCAAAGGTAAAGGTATAATGGTTGCTCAATATAAAGATACTAGAGATTTAGTAGTTGATGATAAAGATATTCCTATTGCTTGGGGTAGAGCCTAACCACCTGCAAAACAATTAGCACTACCAGCGGCAACTGCTGTGCATCCGCTGATGCCATCGCCTACTCTACCACAACCCAAACCGTTTACAAATACTGTACTTGAACCAACTGCTATTGGAGCCGCATGTGAAGGACAAGGAACACCAGGTAATAAGTGTGTTGTGTTTACATCACTTTGTCTACTAATACCAATACCATTAGCAAATACAGTACTACTTCCTACTGCTCTAGTCATTCCTGAACAGTGTGCAATATCTGCATCACCTATTCTAGTTATTGATGGCATTACGTTCAATCTCCATAAGTTGTTCTAACCTAGCAGGCCATTTTTCTATTTCAGCGTGTTGTTCTTCTGTATGTGGGGCTTCAGGTATGTGTGGTACAAACTTAATTACATGATCAAATTTGCTAGGAACATCTTCCCATTTATCCACAGTTACCTGTTTGCCTTCAACTATAAATGTAAACTCGTTCATACGAGTATTTATTTTATTTTACTTTGAGATTTGGTGGTGCAGTTACTATGCTTGATGTTTGTTGTTGATATAGTTCTGCAAACTGCTTAATAGTTTTAGTAATAACCATTATGCTTTCTTTTTTAAACAAGTATCCTTTGTCAGGCTCACCTGTAAATAAGAACTGTTGTAACCCTAACCCTTGCCCATTCATTACAAGAGTAAGAGGAGTTTTAATCTTAAAACCCTTTTCATTTTCTTCTGTAAGTTTACCTACAATTTCTTCGCCGGAGTTAAGTTTAAAAGTAACTGTATCTCCAACTTTATATGGTGCTTCTATTAACATTATATTGTGTGTCCTGTTCCGTTATAACCTGTTTCATCAATGTAGTTTACAAGTTGATCATAACCCCCAATAGTTTTTCCATTGATTTTGATTTGTGGTACAGTTCTTGCAGTTGGGAACCACTCCATTAATTCTTCTCTAGTGTAGTCAGTTCCTAAAGATTTATATGTATGTTCAAGTTGTCTTGTCTTGCACAGATTTACTGCTTTAACACAATACGGGCAACTTGGCTTTCCGAATATTTCGATCATAGTTTGAAGTCCTTAAATGTATCTTTGTTAATGTCTTGTTTAACACCGCCAACGATATAACTTTCAACTTCTGTTTCTTGTGGGGCAACTTGTAGTCCTGCACTTGACAACCAATGTTGTGTCCACGGTAGCGGATTAGTGTTTAATGGACGATCATATAACATATCAAGTCCTAGTGCTTTCAATCTCTTGTTAGCAATAAACTCAACATAAGCATGAAGAAGATTAGCATTAAGTCCAATCATACTTCCGTCTTTGAATAAGTAGTTCGCCCAATTCTTTTCTTCCTCAACACATTCACGCCATAGGTCATAAACTTCATCTTTAAGTTCTACTGCGATTTTAGCCATGTCTGGATCATCGTCACCTTTAGCCCAATGTTTGAGAATGTGTGTACTTAGGTTAAGGTGTGTTGCTTCATCTCTTGCAATAAGACTAATAATCTTAGCACTACCTTCCATCATTTTTAATTCACCAAATGCAAACGTACATGCAAATGAAACATAAAAACGTAAACCTTCTAAAATGTTTACAGTCATCATTGCTTTGTATAATGCTTTCTTGACATCATAGAGATTACCTTGATCTTTATTAAAGTAATTGTTTGCAATGTCATTAAACTCGTCATAGTATTTTGTAACACTAATTGCACGTTCAATAATTTTTTCATCATCAAGGATAGTATCAAACACTTCACTAGGATTAGCATATACATTTTTTACAATGTGTGTATATGAACGTGAGTGAATTGTTTCAAAAAAGTCCCAAGCAATAATACAACCTTCTAGTTCTGGATTTGAACAGTAAGGTAAAAAACTTAGACATGGTCCACGTCCTTGTACACTATCAAGTAGTGTTTGGTATTTTAGATTACTTGTAAAGATATGCTTTTGTTCATCACGAAGTTGCTGATAGTCACCTCTATCTTTTTGTAGACTAACTTCCTCTGGTCTCCAAAAATAACCAAGCATTGTTTGATTAAGTTTATCGTACTCAGGATATTTGAATATGTCATATCTCTGTGTGTTTTGATCTGCTCCGAAGAACATATGCTCTTTTGTAAAATCAACCTTCTCTCGGTTAAAAACTGTCTTTGTCATCGCTTTAGTATTACCCTTCTTCCTCGTCATAAATCCTTAAATGGCACACGCATCACACATTTCATCATCTTGATCAACTGTCTGCGTATCACCGTTCTGGCCATTTGTATGACCGTTTGTACCATTAATTATAGCACCATTTGTTTTGTTGTCAACCGCTTGTTGTTCCAATTGGTCAGCATCATCTTCAGCACCTTTGAAGTCATAAGTGTTTTGATAGTAACTTGTTTTCCAACCCATCTTATATGTTGTCAACATGTCTTTCATCATAATACTCATAGGTACTTCGTTGTTCTCATACTGTAACGGATTATATGACCAGTTACCACTAATGGCTTGGTCGAAAAACTTTTGCATTACAGCGACGATATTTATGTAACCTTCGTTACCTTTCATGTCCCATAGTAGGGTATAAAAGTTCTTTAGTTGACTATACTGTGGTACAATCTGCTTAAGAGGCCCTTTTTTGCTCTTCTTAACGGACAAGTAGCCTCTAGGTGGTTCGATTCCGTTGGTAGCGTTCGACACAACGGAACTGCTCTCCGAAGGCATCTGTGCGGACAATGTGCTGTGCCGTAACCCGTGTTGCTTGATGCTCTTGCGTAAAGTAGTCCAATCATGATTAAGTTTCTTTCCAACGATGTCGTTGACTTCTTCTTTGTACGTGTCAATAGGCATAATGCCTTCTGAATATTTAGTACGATCGAAGTACTCACAAGCACCACGTTCTTCTGCTAACTTATTACTTGCTTTTAATAGATAATACTGGAAACTTTCAGTTAGGTCGTGTACAAGTTTCCATGCTTCTTTATCGGCATAGTTGACTTTGTGTTTTGCTAGGTAATGTGCTAGGCCGATATAACCAATACCTAATGAGCGTCGAGCCTTTGTGCTGATCTCAGCGGCTTTTACAGGATATCCTTGATACTCAATAATTTCCTCTAATGCTCGAACGGACAACTCACACAGTTCTTCAAGTTCTGAATTTTCTTTGTTTAATGTTAATGCACCTATATTAATCGCACTTAAAATACATAATGCAATTTCGCCTTCAGCATCATCAATATGCTGAATAGGTTTAGTAGGCAATGTAATCTCTTGACATAAGTTACTCATGTAAATAGGATCTTTAAATGAACTGTGTGTATTACAGTGATCAACATTCATAATGTAGATACGTCCTGTTTCTGCACGTTCTTTTAACACTGCTGAAAATAATTCATGTGCATCTATTTTCTTTTTACGAATAGATGTTTTACGTTCATACATTTCATATAGTTCTTTAAACTTTTCATTGTCGCCTGAATAAAATGCTTCATATAATCCTGGCACTTCGTGTGGCGAGAAAAGAGTTATGTCTCCACCGGACAATAACCTTTCATACATTAATTTGTTAAGTTGAATAGAATAATCTAACTTACGTACTCTATTATCATCTGTACCTTTATTATTTTTTAGTACAAGAATATCTTCAATTTCATAATGCCAAAGTGGGAAGTGTGTAGTTGCACTACCACCACGTACACCATTCTGTGTACAACTTCTTACTGTTGCTTCATAAACTTTTAGGAAAGGAACTACACCTGTGTGTGCTACTTCTCCGCCTCGGATCTTCGAATTGATTGCTCGTACTCGTCCCGCATTGATTCCAATTCCTGCCCTTTGAGCAATGTAGTAACCGATTGCACTATTACTGCTAAAGATACTAGGAAGAGTATCATCCACATCAACAAGAACACAACTGGCAAACTGACGAATAGGAGTACGCACTCCAGCCATGACAGGGGTTGGTATGTTGACTTTAAAAAGTGAGGTCGCGTCATAATATTTTTTCACGTAGTTTAAACGTGTCTCCTGTGGGTATTCAGCAAACAACGTTGCCGCGATCATCATGTACATAAATTGCGGAGTTTCATAAATTGCTCCACTGCTTCTATCTTGACAAAGGTATTTGTCTACTACTTGTCTTAGACCTGCGTATGTAAATTCTTCATTACGATCGTGTTTAATAAATGTATTTAATTTTTTAAGTTCTGTTTCAGTATATTTGTCACGTATGTTAGAGTCGTAAACACCTCGCTCAATGTTAGCATCTATAACTTGAGAAAGAGTCATGTGTTCATAAGTTCCGTAAACTTGTTTGTGAAGTCCGTATAATAACAATCTTGCCGCGGCATATTGATAGTTAGGTGATTCAAGTGATATTAAATCATTTGCACTTCGAATTAAAATGTTTTGGATTTCGTCAGTTGTCATTCCGTCGTAAAATTGTAAATCCGCATTCATTTCAATTTGTGATGCTGATACACCTGTAAGTCCTTCACAGGCTTCTTCTACAACAAAATGAATTTTATCTAAGTCTAACTTTACTTTACTTCCGTCTCTCTTGGTTATAAAAACTTCTTTAGATGCGTTCATTATGTCCTCTTTTCTATACGTTCTTTTATCATGTGTGCAGTCCAGTATTTAATACAAAAACTACAATTCAATTGTTTCTTGGCAAACCATACTGTCTGGCAATTCACTACTTATACAAACATTATTATTTTCATAGTCAATAATATTGTCTAAAACTTTAACTACATTATAGTATCTTTTTGTCGTATGGTCTATATATATTTTTATCAATACAGACGTTTTGGTAAACCTTGTAGTTAACTTCAGGGTATGTCCTATCATAAGGGGTATACCGACGGGACAATACCGGTTTTCTTTAATTAACTCCCAAGGCGTTGGCCACTGTTGAGAATTGTAAGGGTTAAGGTATTTGTCTGTAACCGGAGCAGTCTTCCAGAACTCTAAAGATGCTCTGTAAGGGTCAATACACTCTTCGAGTGTATCTCTAAAAGTTCGCCATTGTGTTATACGTTCGTCAGTATTTGTATCTAAGAACATCTATGCAAAGTAACTGATAGAATAACTTAGGGTTCCTATACCATTACCGATTGGGTTTCTATACTTAACTAATAAAGTTTCACTACCTGATGTACTGTCCATGTCATCAAGTACTGCTGTCCATTCGATAGCACCGTCGCTCGTGCCTGTATGACTGTAGTTGTCTGTTATGTTTATACTACTGTCATTTCTAACTGTAAGTGTTAACTTACCTTGTCTAGTTGTATCACTAGATGTTCCGTCTTTTACAACAAGATAATCAATGTATGCAATCTTATCTTTGGTAAAAGGTAATTTAATAATTTGTGTAGGTGCATCTACTTCTGATAGTGTTTCAGTTTTCAAACGTGATTTAGTATAATGTAATCCATCAACTGTTGGTTTAAATGGAACTGCACTTAATGAAGTTTGATTTACAAATGCATCTCTCTCAAAAAAGTCTCCAACACTTGCACATAGTTCACCGTCAAATTTAATTACACTTGTTTGTGGTGAGTTTTGTCCGTTGCCGTTGTTAGCAACATCAATAAACATATTTGAAGATGATGTGTGTCCATATGGAGTTGTGTTGTTTGGTGCATGTACTGCAATACCAAAGTCATCAATCTTATCAAATTTACAATTAGTAATTAAGTAATGTCTTGGACCTTGTGCTTGAGAACCTGATCCTGAACTTGTTCTACCTAAGTCAATACCAACATGACCAAATGTAAACAAACTATCTTTAATTGTAATTGTTTGTGTGTCGTATATACTATAAACACCAATACTTAATTGTGTAAACTGACAGTTACTAATTGTAACGTTTTCAGATGTAAGTGCGCCTAAGCCTCTTACTTCAATACCAGACTGTGCCGCATCTAGTCCTTGTAGTGCATTCCATGTACCTGTAAATTTAACATTATCAATAATACTTTCTGTTGTATTATCTAAGTAAAGTAATGGAGCATCTGCTGTTACTGTTGCGTCAACTGTTAGTGTCATACCTTGTATCATAATATTTTGTGGACGGCTAATGTTTTGCATCGAAGCAAACTCTACATAACTTCCTGGAGTACTATTTCCGCCTACTGTTTGAAAAACAGGTTTTGCAGTTTGTGATAATTCATTTGTATCAACGTGCATTGTGATAATAGTTTTGTCAGGTCCGTCACCTATAATATTTGCATAAGGTGGAATATGAATTGTGTTTGTAATTTTATATGAGCCTGCTTCAAACTTTAATGCTCTTCTTGAATTTGCATTAAACTTGTCGCTACTGTTTAAAAAGATTTGATCAACTGCTCTTTGTAATGCTTCAGTATCATCTGAAACACCGTCACCAATTACACCAAAACTTTTAATACTTACGATATCATCTAAACGTGTTTGTATATTTCTTTTAATTGGATTGTTAGAAAACTCGCCTGTTTGTACAGTTGCGTCTGTGTTTCCTTGGAATTCATATTGATCAAGTAATTGAAAAATGTTTGTTTTTTCTGTTAGGATTTCAGTATTTCCAACAGCCGGAGCACCTTCGGTTACACTGCCATTACCAATATATAATTTTTGTGTGTCTACTGCCCAGCCTAATTCTGCACTGGCAAGTTGTGGTAAACCAGTTATAGTTTCCTTACCACGTCTATGTTGAATTTTTGAAATCTGTACGACTGCCACTGTGTTCTCCTAATTTATATGTGTATTTACCAATTAGAAGTGATGATTGGCATAGTAATCTTCAACTCGCTTTAACCATTCGTTAGACCAGTGTTCAAACTCATCTGCTACTAGGTCAAACTGCTGGTATTCTAATGCTCTACTACACATAAACACATGTCCTTCACGTATATCAGTGCCGTATACTGCATTGTGTGCCATAGCATATGCCGCCATCTGCAAATAGTAATCCTCTACCCATTCTTTTTTCTTAGGCTTGTTAGTTTGTTTAAAGTCCATAATACAAGGAGTTCCTTTGTACTGTCCTACAACATCACAAGTACCTGAATACATCTGTGGATAGTATAATGCTTGTTCAATACCCCATACTTCATCTACATCTACTAGAGCAGATTCAATAATTACATCAGCCATTTTGTTTGCTTGAACATGTACTAGGTTGTTGCCCGGCTTACGTTCTTCGCCAATAAGAAAACGTTCTAAATTGTTGTGCATTGCTGTACCAACACCTGCGGCCTCAGTTACAATTTGCTGTGCTTGTTTTTCGCCCACTCGCTTTTTCCATGCGATTAAATGCGTCATATCCTTCGTTTTACCTAGGATCGTTGTAACGCTTGGTGTTTTACTACCATCGGGTGCTTCGTAAAGTCTTTTGCCTTGTAAGTTTATTTGTTTAACTGTGTGATACTTGTAACGTTCCACATAAGTTGGTGGGGTATGTTTTTCCATTAATAAAAAATCCTGTAGTTGTAGTATTAATTATAACTTCTAAGGGGGACGAATGTCAAGTTATGAGCGTCGGTTTGTTGCTCGTTTTGCCATTTTTTCTATATTATTGGTTGGACTAGAGTCAACATCGTCAACTGTACCATCTGCGTCACGTTGCATTTGAGTGTTAAGTGTAACACCATCTTGATCAAAGTTTTTTATAACTGCTTTAACTTCATCTGATGTATCATACAAGTCTTTGAAGATTCCATAATCAAAACTACCATGACCGTTTGCTTTCATAAGCGAACCTATTGCTTGATAGGATAGTTCAGCAGTATTGTTTGTTTGGTTAGCACGTTGAATTTGATTGCGGAAAAGCAATACTATATCTTGTTCTAAATCACTACCTGAAAATTCAAATAGTCTCATGTTCGACTCCTTATTGAGCCAACTTGTTCATTATACGAGTTGATTCCGCTACTGATTTTTTCTTAGGTGTGTATGACTCTGGTGTATCATTTTCTTCATCGCTACCATTGTAGTTGTCAAAGAATTCTGCGTCACCATGTTTTTCAATAAATTCTTTTCTAGTCATGCTTTCAGCATCATCTTCTAATCCTTTTTTAACAGCACCTTCGCCAATTGACTCACGCTTTTCTCTGCCTGCAGTTTCTTCTCCACCACTTGCGGCGTCACTTGCACTAAACTCATCTGCTGGATCAATAGGATCAACTGCATCAACTGGTCCGTCTGCATCTACATCCATCGCAGGATCTAGTTCTTCTTCGCCTTCTGGATCAGCACCAATAGTATCTGCTGGTGTTTGTTCGCCTGTAACAATTTGTACACCGGCTGTAAGTGCTTCACGTGATGTAGTTAATACATCTTGTGTTGCTTCTAATGCAGGTTTAACTGTTGCAACAAATGCTTCTGATTGTTCTAGTCCTAGTTCATCTCTAATTGAGTCTGCTAGTTCTAACATTCCTTCTGCACCCATTTCAGCAACATCTTCTAAGAATGCTGTAAATCTATCTACCATGTCTTTAGCGGCCATTGTTAATTCTGCTTGTTCTTCAGCACCTTCTTTAACAATTTTACTTTCGCCTACTGCTTCAGCACTTGGCATTCCTTTTTTCATTGCCTTTAATCTTTGTACACCTTGCATACTTAAGAAAGGTTGCATCATTGATGTCATAGCATCTCTAAAGCCATCAATTTGTTGTTTGTTTAACGGCTTACCTTGCATGATCTTTTCAATTGCCATTCTAGCCAAGTTTGCTTTACTTGGATCGTCCATTACAACTCTTAATGCTGTAAGTACTTTAGAATCTTGTTTCGTATTGTTATCCATGTTAGGGTCAACGTCAGTACCTGCACCTGGATCATCATCAATATCATCATTTGGATTTGCTTCTGCAAAATCACGTTGTACGTCAGCATCGTCAGATTCAACATTCATAATGTCTTCGCCTAGATCGTACTCATCAACACTTTCAAGGGGATTGTCAAGATATTGATTAATTGCACTTTCTACAATTTTGCTGATCAGCAATGTTTTTTGATATTCATCACTTTTTAGTGATTCATTAAACTTATGCTTAATTTCGAATTCTTTTAATTTATTTTGAATCTTTGTACTATAAGATTCTAGTTGTGCTTGGCTGTATTTGGCCACATCAACTGTAATACCATGTTTGCTACGCAAGTCTTTCTGTAAAGACTCTACTGTAACTGTGTTCATAAAATCTGACGTTTTCATCGTGTGTATTCCCCTAACGTTATTATAGTGTTATTTAGTGTCAAACAGTAAAGTTTCGGCTTCATCTAGAAGCAATCCTACTGTGTGCTTATATTTTTCATATTTAGGCATATATTCATGCAGTCTAGCATTATACATATCTATTTTAAAATCTTCATTGTTTTGTTCAGCAATCTTTAATCCATGCTTTAAAAAGCGTATTTCATTATAATAGTGCAAATATTTATGATCTGCATCTAAATGCTCCTGTTCATCAAATCCTACATCCATGCCCAAATATATTGATATTGCTACTGCTATCTTGTGATTAGCAATGCCTTTATAGTATGATATCTTTGGATTGTGTAGATTTAGTATATTATACCAGCCGTGTCTATCTTTCTTTATATAACAATGTTTGAATTTGATTCCACCATTATGCGAAACAGGCAATACAAATCCGTTTTGTTTCAAACGAATCTTTACTGACTGTGCAGTGGCCTGAAAGGCAGATACTAATTTTTTAACTTCTGGTTTCATGTCTTTAAAGTATAGCGTAAAACTTAATTTAATGCAAGATCTTTTTTATTATACTTAACCGTTTTAGGCATACCTTTTTGCTTTTTAGAAGGTTGCAGTTCAATTTCACTACCGGTTACATTCTTTACTTTCATTTTGGCATTTACTGTTTTGTTTGGACTTTTTGGATCTGCAATAGGCACTTGAAATTCTTGCCCTCTTTGTAGTTTGGTTTGTTGTGTACCTTGCGTACCCTGTGTACCAATAGTTCCTTGTCCACTGCCTTGTTGTGAAAGTTTCTGTGCTGTGTTTGTTTTTAAACTTTGTTGGTTGTTGCTTTGTTTTCTAGCAGTACCACGTTCTTGTGAAGCAAGGTCAGTTCCTAGGTTACCTACTGCTTTACCTATCTTACCAACAGTGCCGTTATTATTGTTTGTACCCGAGCCTGGTCCTGTTTTTGGTACTGGAGCCATGCTTCGTGCTGTTTTTTGAATTGTTTTTCCTGCACCACGTGCTAATGCTCCTGCTCCACGTGCTAATGCACCTGCACCACGAACCAATGCTCCGCCTGCAACTCTTGCGGCTGTTGCGCCTACTCCTGCAAGAGCACCAATAATAGGAAGGACTTCATCTAACTGTTCTTCAGTCAACTCGTGATCGAGTATAACTTCTTTGAACTTACTGTGTTTTGAATCAATCTCGTCAATACGCATTAACGTTTCCTTTTTTGTACTTTTGCTCTCTTAGGTGCTTTTGCTCTATTCTTACTTAATACTGCTCTACTTACTCCAGAACCTCGTTTGGTAAACATTGATTTCTTTGCCGCCAACTTAGGTGCTTTGGATCTAGTAACAGTCATTGTCTTTTTCTTTTGTGCGTCAATTGGTGCATGACATGTAGACATCTTTGCAACAATACGTCCTTTACGTGGACCACTTACACATCTAAACTTACGTGAAATTTGACCTTTGTGTGAGCCACCTGGCTTACCACCTCGACCAAAGATAAACTTACCACCTGCTTCTGTTAATTCAAAAAGTCTCATCTTCTATTCAACGTCTTCAATGCTCTAGATGCTGGGTTTGTACGTTTAGTACGTTTAGCCTTACGCATCATTCTTTGTCCAAGTTTCTTACGTGTAATACGCATCTTCATCTTGGCTTGTATATTTGGTGGAGCAAAGCATTGTTGTGCTTTAGAAACAATACGTCCATGACGCTTGCCTCCACTACAACGAAACTTACGAACGAGGGCTTTGCCTTTTCGTCCCCAAATTTGCTTCTCCGCGAGATTATTAAAAAGTTCTACTAACAACATGTTAGTATTTAGTTTAAGACATGTTAATGAGAATAACAACGACTGTAGATAACAGTCCTGCAATGATTGTACCTGAGGTACCGATAATAACTTTAATTAAAGAAGAATGTGACTTGCCCAAATCATCATGGATATGTTGAACTTTTTCTTCAACTTTACCCAAACGTTTTTCTAGGTTGTTATAACGTTGCTCACATAAGTCAACGTGTGCTTCTAAATTCTGTTTCTCTAAGTCTGTGGCACGTGCCATAGTTAATATCTCCGTAAACACCCTTTCTCTAAGGGTTATTAAGTAAACTCTTTGTCGTTAGCCTTAATGTGTTTTGGTATGCCTATTTTGTGCCTTCATAGTTATTTATACAACTTCAACGGTAATATTGGAATTACCTTTGTTGTTTACAATAAACATTTTTGGTTTAGGCACCGTTTCGGTTAAACTACCAGTTATAGGTACTAGTTCTAAATCTTGCTTTAATAGTCCTACGGGGTCGTTTTTATCATCGTAATAAGCATCAGCATGGTCAACTTCAAATTCGTATGTCCAAACTTTGTGTTCACCTTTGTAGTTTGTTCCAAACTCGTCATTTACGTTACGTGTTTCCAAATATGGATCGTCGTTGAGATTGATTAAATTACGCAAAGCAATAACTTGTTGTAAAGTTTGAAAATTGTGTTGTTGATTGAGTTTGAGTTCATCGCCTTGGCCTTTACGCCTTACGTCTGTGCGAGTGATATCAACCAATGTTTTAATACGTATTTTCATACACATATTTACCAGCCATAAAAAAAGGGTGCCGTAAAAACGACACCCTTAATATTAGTTATAGTTTCAATTATGAAACGATAGCAATGTCTGCAAGTAAACTTGAAGTTACACCTGTAGTACCTGTACCAAAGTTTGCACCAACTGTAATTACACCTGTGCCTTGGATAGCAACTTGTACATTGTCAGTAGTTCCACTTGTGAAAACACCGTCTTCAGTTAGTACTGAAACACCTGCAATAGTGTGTGCATCGTTAGTACCAGCAACATCACCTGCCGCAAGATATAACAAAGCCGCATCTAGTTCTGCTTGTGTCATGTTAGTTTTTGCAAGGTTGATGATTCTAGTTCTAGGACCAATTCCGTTGCCTGCGATCGCCGCCGCGTTGTTTGTTAATATAGCCATTTTATTTCTCCTTTAAAAGTTTTCTCTTATGGCGTCTGCCACTCTCCATGGCATCCGTACTTTTATTTATCAATATAGCCATAAAAAAAGGGCGACATAAAGCCGCCCTTTTGATACTTGTAAAAGTAATCTAACTTATTAGATTGCTTCGATGTCTGTTACTACTGTAACTGTTACTGTGTCACCATCTGATAATGTTTGTACACCACCAGTTAGACCAGCCAACGTACCTGTGTCTAATACTTGACCAATTGTTCTTGCAATTGAATCGATATCAACACCGTGTGTGTCTGCTACCATGTATAGTTCAGAACCATTTGCTTTAGTTTGTAAAATGTGTGACATTCCACCTAATGCATCTGTTACTTTAGCCGCCGCCGCGTCAGAACCCATAGCGCCAAGACCGTTACCACCTGCTAGTACAACTTTAAAAATTTGTACTGAAGTAAGTTCTTGCATAGTTCCTCTAGCAACTGCTGTTGGATTTACTCTTGTAATTGAAGCCATTTTATATTCTCCTCGTTAATAAATTGCTCTTATGGCGTATGTCACTCTCCATGACATCCGTGCTAATATTTATCTTACTTTGGAAAATGAACTAACGTACTACTCGTTTTGCTCTATTATGTACTTGTTTTAACAAGTTTACATATCCTGGACCTGCTTTTATAATGTCGTTTACAATACGCATAACAGGAGCATATGCTTGTGCAAAACGTGGAGGAATACCTAAGCCTCTGCTTGTCATACTTAATACTTTGTATGCAAAAGGCAAGTCTTTATTAGGTACACCTAATAGTCTTAACATCTGTATATCTTTTGTGTCTGCTAGTACAGGATCACTAACACTTACTGTTGGCTCAGTGTCTCTAACTTGTGAACTTTCTAAGTCATAGTCTTTAACAAACAACACATAATAATCAACTATGTCTGAGTTACGTCCTCTTGCTTTTAAAGCCATTTCTAATTCAGTAACTGCTTTACGTTTTTCTGTTGGAGTTAGTCTTCCGTAATTTGCAATACGTCTACGCAATCCACTGTAGCGACTGTTGGATAATCCGTTGTCTATTTTTAACAAGTCGTTTGCATCTGCATAACTTGGATTGCTATTAGTATAACTTCTTAACAATCTTTTTGCAGTTAGTGTAGGAAATGTAAAACGCTTACGCAACATCTTTGCTGACCTTGAGTCTTTTAGTTTTTCTACAATACGTTCGTCGCCATCGATAATGTTTAACAAACAATGTAAGTCATTAGCACTACTTCTAAAGTTATTCCAGTTTTGCCATTTAAGTACTTGTTCACTGTATAACTTTGCAAAGCGTCTGCTTGGATAATGACGCATTACATGCAATGCTAAAAAGTATAGTAGTACTAGATCAGAGGCATCAGTAAACGTTAACCTACTAACGCCATCTGAGTTGCGAATCATTTTGCCTTCTGTGATAAAATCTAAAAACTTAAACTCTGACATTAACCAAAGTCCTTAGGAGTAGTAAAGTTTCTGCGACTGAACTCAAGTCTGTCAACAATCTTAACTGCTCCACCTGTATGATCAATTGCTACATAGCCTTCAGGTGAGCCTGCTTCATAGCCATCTGCTGTTTTATAAAAGTGTGCAATACTTTCAATGTTGTTAAGTTTAGTAATAAAAATTTTCTTTAGGTTTGTAATCTCAGTCATAAAAATAATAATGCCTGACAAGCCTTTTCTATTTGTATTAATAAAATTCATATTGTTTTCAATCTTTTGTAATCTATTTTTAACTGCTGGTTTCTCTGGATCTTGATTCTTAAGTTTTGCAATCTCGCCTTCAATTCTTTCTTTATACCAATCAATAAAGCCGTTTAAAAATTCGCCTGGATCGCCTGCTAGTTTACCTTGTCTAATATTTGTATTAATCCAAATCTTAAAGTTTTTAATAAAATCATCATTTGATTTCATTGCTTCCCATACTGCATTTGGTACTGCTTTATAAGCCCCCATTGCATCTGCCAAATCTTTTTTCACTTGTGCTGTTTCATCTTTTGTCATTAGCACTGAACCTGAAACGTCTTTAAAGAACGCATCGTCAAACCAAACATCGTTTGAACGTTTTAAGTTACTAACATTAACATCATAGTTTGCTGTTGCATCTGCTAATGTGTTGCCTTCGTAGTTTGTATGAAAGACAATACCAAACTTTGCACTTCCAATACGCTTACCAATGTCACTGTCTACTGGTACTGCATATGTAATAAGTTGTGGTTTGAAAGTGTACATCTTTTCGCCGTCAATTTCTTCTTCACGTCTTGAACTATCGTCAAACATAAAGTCGCCTTGTAGTACGCCTGTAATTCCTAGTTTGCTAAGATAATCATATGCTAGATGTAACTTTGATACTGCACCTGACTCTCCGTATAGTCTGTCAATTTCTTCATGACTAGTTCCTAGTTTAGGACTAGCATTGAACACACCCTTTGTTCCTACAAAGAATTTTTTACTCTCAGGATCAACTCCGCATATAATTGCAGGAGCACCATCCCATTTTACACTTACTCTTAACTTTTTGTTAGTACGGCCTTTGAGCATATCTGCAAACAACATCATTTGATTGATTGCATATTCAGCCCCTTCTTTACCACGGTTGAGTGCTTCTTCCTCAACGTGTTCCATATGTGTATTCTTACCCTCGGCTTCTTGTAGCCTTATAATGTCTTCAATTAACATCGTCTAATTCACTTTTATCACTTGCTTTGATTTTTTTGATGCCTCGCATAAATTTTGTTGCATCGCCTGACTTGATAGAGTTATAAAACCGCTTCTCTAAATCCTGAGCAATTTCACCATCAAAGTTTGTACGTATCATTTCAACTATGTTGATAGCACTCTCAATTACATGATTTGCTCTTGACTCTACAATATTCTCTGTCTTTTTAGTTACAGCGAAATCATTAAGTTCTTCTAATAGGCTTCTAGTTTTGCGTTTCATTGTCGTAACTCCTTAACACTATTTAGTGGTGTAACACGGTAAATACCATAGGGAACGAAATTAGGAGCGAAACTATGGAAATACATACAAATAAATTAACTAAACCTATTGTAACATTAAATTTCAAAGAACGCAGTCTTTTATTTGCCGAATTAGCACAGATAGCGTATTTGGAAAAGAAAAATGCTACAAAGATAGCAAAACAACTAGGATTTACAACAATTGAATACTATGACTTGGACGGAGCACAGACATATCGCTTTATGAACAAGCATGATATTGTTATTGCTTGTAGAGGTACTGAACCAACAGAGTTCAATGATCTTAAAGCAGACCTACAGGCTTATCCAGTAAAATCAGAAACAATAAGTAGAGTACACAGAGGCTTCAAAGCAGAAGTAGATGAACTATGGCCTATGGTCAGAGAGGACATCACAAGAACACAGAACAAAGATAAAGAGTTATGGTTTTGTGGGCATTCGCTAGGAGCGGCAATGGCTACTATTATGGCAAGCCGTTGTAAACACAACCTTGACAATCTTGATCCTAAAGAATTATATACATTCGGTTCCCCTAGAGTTGGTTGGCCAACTTATGTAGATAGTCTATCAGTTGTGCATCATCGCTGGAAGAATAACAATGACATAGTAACTAGTGTTCCATTATGGGTAATGGGGTACAAGCATCACGGACAACAACATTACTTAAACACATGGGGCAATGTTCGTACTCCGTCAGGATGGCAACTGTTCAAAGACAAGTTACGTGGTATGTGGCGCGGAATCAAAAAAGGTAAAATTGATAATTTCTCAGATCATAGTATGACTGAGTATGTGAAGCATCTTGCAAAACATAAAGATGGTTCAGAAACTATTCAGATTTAGTATTTTTAGATTGCATTTGATAATGATGTAATCGTTGTTGCAGTGCTTCTTTATCTATAGGATCAGAAGTCTTTGTCAATTGATGTTTTATATCAGCAATCATCCGACTGTTGTTTACAGTTTTTTTATATTTGCGTTTCATTATTAGTTAGAAGTTTTACAATGTAAAACTATTGGCCGCTTTGATTTATTGTTGGGCGGTCTTTGTTCCTACAAAATTATTTATACGAAAAGACTACTGACAGATTCTTCGTTTGTAACTCTACGTATTGCTTCACCAAATAATGTAGATACACTTACTTGGCGTGTCTTTTTACAGTTCTTAGGACAACGGTTAGGAATACTATCAGTTACAACTAATTCATCTAGTACACTTTTTTCAACCTTTTGACATGCTTCGCCTGACAATACACCGTGTGTGATATAAGCACGTACTGATAATGCTCCAGCATCTATAATTGCTTTGGCCGCATTACACAATGTTCCACCACTGTCAATAATATCATCTACTAGGATAGCATGTTTGCCTTTAACATCTCCAATTAGATTCATTACTTCACTCTTGCCTGCTTCTGGTCTACGTTTGTCTACAATAGCAATGTCGCCGCCAAACATATCAGCAAACTTTCTAGCACGAACAACACCACCTGCGTCTGGTGATACAAATACAGTTTCTACTTCATCAATGTTATTACCATCTTTATAAAATTGCTTTTTGATATCTTTAGCAAATGCTACACGGCTTGTTAAATCATCCACTGGGATGTCAAAGAAACCTTGTATTTGTCCTGCGTGTAAATCCATTGTAAGTATTCTATCTGTACCTGATGTTGTTAATAAATTAGCAACTAACTTTGCAGTAATAGGAGTACGTGAAGCACTCTTACGATCTTGTCTAGCGTAACCAAAGTAAGGAATGACTGCGGTAATTCTACTTGCACTTGATCTACGTGCCGCATCAATCATAATCAACAACTCCATTAGACTGTCATTAACAGGTGTGCATGTACTTTGAATAATAAACACATCTTCGCCACGTATGTTTTCAGTAAATTCTACACTCGATTCGCCGTCTGCAAACGATGTTATTTTGGCTGGGACTAAATCGCTAAAACAGTGTTCTGCGATCTTTTGTGCTAATTCAGGATTAGCATTTCCTGTTATGATTTTCATCTTCAAACGTTGTCCTTTCTATTACGCAAGGTGTTAAAAGTAATATTATATTTGTATTATATGCTCATACTTATCTAAAGTCAAGAAAAAAGGTAGTATCGTTGCACACTACCTTTTCCAATATATTAGTATCCGTTAGGTACAATAACATAGTGTATCATTAACACTACTCCCACAGAAGCACCTAAGCCAATCATCATTTTAATGAAGTCTTTGGTAATCAAAGGAAATACTGTTTTGAACTTTTCTTTGCCTGTCATAGTTGCCATAGCAAGTTCACGTCCACATAATAGTCCAACAAACACCCAAGTTGTTGACATTGGAATATCGTTTATTTCTTTGAAGAACAATAGTATTAAAAAGTATACTGCATCAATTATGGTAGCACTACGAACATATCTTGTGTTGTGCTTTTCAATAACAATATTTTGTATCTTAC